GCGGACTAAAACATTGGAGTGAGATATACCCTCAACTTTGTATATTCTTCAGCGAAATTATGGAAAAATATACAAAGTAATGAAACGGGCTTAGAGGTGATTTACACAGTTTGTTTTACAGGCTCGCAAAATTTCCATTTGCTAAAACAGTAACACTATGTCCATTAATACCGGAAAGGTTTGTAACTACTGCAGGAGCTTTTACAACACCACCCAAACTATTATATATAGCAAACTTTAAATCATTAGTGTTTTCATAGGCAACAAGAACTGTATTTCCGTTTTGTAGTACAGCTGTATCTATATTGGAAGTAGAATTTATCGAGAAACCTAATGCTATATCTGCATTTATAGTTGTAGCTAATTCTGTGTTAAGTATAGTACCTGTAATGCTAATATCATTGCTTGTAATAGTCAAATCAGCAGCCTCTTGCTCAAACTCTCCAACATCTACATTCCAATCATTGTTGGTAAGATTAAGTTGTGGAACTTCTTTTCTTACACCTATGATAGCGCAAGGTGTAGGTTTACTCAAAACCAAGATACTCTCTTCGTTTTCGATATATGTTTTATGTTGTTGTGCAAGTGTATTATTCGCAAAAACACTTATTTTTTCAGAGCTCCATCCCGTTAAAGAAGATACATTTTGATCGTCTAGTACCTCTCCAGCTGCTGCCGCTTGTGCATCTTGTGCCGCTTGTTGTGCAAGTGTTTTGCTTGCCTCTGCATCTGTTGCACTTTGTGCAGCGTTTTGAGCTTGTAGTTCTACATCCTCTTTTATCGTCTGTGTCTCTTCTTTTATCGCTTGTGTAGCATCTTTGTGTTGCTCTGCAACACTTGCAGATTCTACACTTTTAATAAAAAAATGTTTTGAACTATATTTCCCAGGTGCTACTTCTACATCTTCCTCTGCATTCGCATAGCTCTGTGCAAATGTTTTTGCCTCGTCTGCATCTATTGCACTTTGTGCAGCGTTTTGAGCAGCTGCTTGTGTATCTAGTTTAAGCTGTGCCATTACACTCTCTATCTGCTCTAGTATACTTGTAAGCTCTGAGCCATATTGCTCTACACCTGCACCGTATGCATTTACCTCTTGCACAAAAGTATTAAGTTTAGGTACAAGAGCTGCTATCTCTGCACTTAGTGTTTTGTTCTCGGCAAGCCATGTTGCAACATCGTTAAGATACGCATCCCACGACTCGTACGCGGTTCCATCTGGAAAAAGACTAAGAGCTGTAATGCTCTGGTTTATTTCGTTTATTTGTTCCATGCTAACGACTCCAAATTAAGTTTGTATATTGTTTTTCTAGGGTTTATAGGTGCCCTAAACCCTCTGTAAATCCCAAAAATATTGAGACTATTAATCTTCGTGCTCCCTGCTATAAAAAGCACTGCTTTTCCTACTATATCTCGCAGATCTTCTTTTACAAGATCTATATTCTTAAAATCTTCCATAACAGAGATCGAGAGCACGTCAAAAGTCGCCATGTTTTCGTCGAGCTGTAGATCGCCCCATGCGTCTCTACTCTGATCCCCGACAATATCTAGCCCAAGCTCTCCACCATCCCAAAGAGCAAGACCTAGGGGTTCTTGTATCCCTGGGAAACAGTACCTACACTTTGCAATGCTTCCAGTTTTTTCGATAGTTACTTTCACAACAGCATTAAATACTTTTGGAATAGATACTATTTTCTTTTTGGCATAGCGTCGCTCTTTTAGGAGATAATTTGCAAATGTGCACTTCTCCTCTGCTACGAGCGGATAAGTAACAGCATCTACTACAGGTGTAATGCCATCTGCATCGAAGAGCTCTATAGTTATAGAGTTCGCCTCTAATCCTATAAAAGCAAGGGTATCGCTTATAGCGTTAAGATAAGTAAACTCTATACTATCTGCATGTTCTGTAGATCTGCTAGTTCCTAGGTCGAACATCGCCATGCGGTTTATAGTGCTAGGCATCCAGATACTAGCATCTGTTTTAGGCTCTACTCCTATAGTTCCATCTGCAGCACATTTATAGTTTTTAAGATCCTCTGCAACTGTTACTTTTACACCTGTGTTATAGGTAGCAACTGGGGAATACTCTGGATAGTCGCTAAGAGGTATATTTGAGCTAAGAAGCTCTATAGGCTTTGGCACAACATATCGCATGCTACTCATACGGCTTCCCTCTCTTTGTAGTATCTTATGCGGTCTCTATTTTCTAGCTCTACGATGCGTTCCGCTTGCGCCTCTGTCACACCTATAAGCTCTTCTATCTTGTTATTTAGCTTTTGCAACAGAGTAACAACGCTGCGCATCTGCAATGGATCGTTAGGATCTTTGAGAGGTAGCACTAGCTCGTCGTAGTCTTTCTCCCCGATAAGCCCTAACACGCCCCCTTTGCCACCTTGGATTAAGCCCCCGTCGGCGAAAGGCATGTAAGTCTCCCCTGCCATCTCCGCACCGCGAGGGAAACGGCTAAGCAGCTCTTTGGCACTTAGGTTCTGATCAAGCCAGTATTGTTTGCCGCTGTCTGGAGATCTTCCTAATCCGTATTGATACACCATATCTAGGAAAGAACTTTGGCTTATAATGCCAGCATCTGCGCTCTTAGCTGCTAGGTTTTGTCCATAGCTGCCGTTTGTGTTTTGAGCCAACCACTTAACAGCTTTATATACGTCTGCTTCGTTATTAGCTCCACGCGCCATAGCTGTATAGAGCTCTGTAGTGTTTGCATCTTGCAAATCTGTTCTGCCTAGCCAATAAGCCATCCCGTTTGCATCTGGGGTTCTGCCCGTAATCGCTCTGTATGCGCCATAAATTCTGTTCTCCCAATCTCCCCCAAGAGTTTGGTCTTTTGCCCCATTTACTAGACCTGCATAGTCTGCGTTATTTGCAATTACGCTGCTTACTATATCTTGCATACTTCCAGACACATTTTGCCCCATTGCTGTTATTGCGTCCGTAATACCCAAAAGAGTACCTCTCGTATTCTCTTCTATTTTTTCGAGATAATCTATCTGCGTAAGTGTCGTCTCCTCTAGGCTACCAAACTGATTCAAAGCTGTCATCTGCGCAAAGATTTTGTCATCCTTGTTTGCAAAGTTTGCATCTTCGTACAACACACTCGAAGCACTAATAGCCTTATTGAGCGTGTCGGCATACTCTGCATAGTTATCGGTTTGTGCAAGAGAGAGCGAAGAAGACATAAGATCATGAAAGTTTTGCAAGCTATAAGACGAACCGAGTGTTGCCGCTTTGAGCTTGTCTATTGTGCTTGTTATACCACCCAAAACACCTTCCAATGCACTTATATTACTTGTAATATCTGTAATATAATCGTTAAGAGCTGTGCGTTCCGACTCAAGCGCTTTTTGTTTCTCCTTCGTTTCGTCGGCAATGGCTTTTTGCGCATCCTCTACAGCAAATATAAAATCTTGATACACTCTATTGCTCTGATCTAGCCCAACAATTGCAGCTGCTCTTTTTTCGTTTTCGCTTGCGATAAGATTAAAAACTTGCTGTTGTAGGGTAGCACGCTCTTGATAGATACTGTCCGCAGAATCTCCTACTATTTTAAATGTATCTGCAACATTTAAAAGTGTTTTATACGCTTCTTGTCCGCTAGTTGTATTTAGATCAAGCCCTTGCACTAAGCTTTTAAATTCTTCGTTTGTGCTTGGTACTGAAATACCTAAGTCTTTGAAAATTGAATTTGTTGTGTTTATAGCATTATTTAATTTTTCTTCATCTGTATAGAATGTAGAATAAAAAGAGCTCGTCTGATCTGCGAAATCCTCAATATCTTCAAATAGCCCAATGAGTGATTGAGTTGCAGGTATTACATGTTTAAAGTTCGTTTTGTTGTTTAGATATTCTAGCAAGCTCTCTGTTACAGATATACCAGTAGCCACTCTTGACGCTGTCTCCAGCAGCCCCTCACCAACCTTTTCATATCCTGCTAAAACTTCACCAAATACAGATTCTGCTAATGTATCAGATACACCGCTTATATAGGCCGCGAAATCTTCTTCTATCTCATCTCCAGACTTGTTAAAAGATATCTTTGCCTCTTCTATCATCACGTTTGATAAAGTAGATGATACCTCGCCCATATCTAATTTTAAGATTTCCGCACCGCTCAACAAAGAATCATAAATGCTTCCCACTATGTTTTCTAGGTCTTGTTCGAGTCGATCGTCCATTTCTGAAAGAACGGTGTTATATGAAGTCTTGTCTGAGTGAAACCACCCCCCATCTTTTACTGTTTTGGATGTTTGAAATAAAGAACCCTCAAACCCATTTATAAGATCCCCTACTGTCTGTTCGCCAAGAACAACACCGTAATCAAATAACGTAGTCGACGTACTTCCACCGAACACTGACCCTATCGCCTTGTCTAGTCCACCAAGTGCTCCAAGTGATACTACATTGATATAGTCTGATATTGCGCCGCCTACTTTGTCACCTAGTATATTATTGAGCCCTTTTGAAAAGTCCTCATAAGGTCTTGTAATTAAATTTCTAGATGTATCGAATCCTGAGCTTGTTGAAGATGTAGACTCGAACTCTGAAATATCACCACCGCTCACACGAATAGCTCTGTTTACAAAATTGCCCATACTTCTCTCTAATTTGTACATACTTTTAGCCATCTTAGAGATTTCTTGATATTGAGGCTCTGAGAAGCTTGACATTAGATCAAGAGAGCTAGCTATACTCTCAGACTCTTTATTAGACATCCCAAATGAAGTGCCCACGCCAAACTTTTCTGGTTCAGATATACTTACTCCACCTCCTCCTGAACCACCAACAGCTATACCAAGAGAAGCGATCACCCCCGCAACCGCAGCATAAGCAGGGATATTTGCAGGGAAAGGAAGTTGCAGCTGTGCTACGAGTGCGGTTGTAGCCAGGGCAGATTGTTTGGTTGTTTCAGTTGTCAAAGCCATAGCAAGATCAGCGAGCCTAGCTGTTTGTGTGATTATTCTTATGGCTCGGTCAACCTCCATCTGTTTCTTTTTACGGCGATCATCCTCATCATAAAATTCATTCATTAGCGATGCGCTTGTTCCATACAGATCTTCAAAGCTTTCTATGGAATTCATATTGCTCTTGGTTTGAGTGTCGCCAACATCTTCAATATGTTTTGCTTGTGCAAGATAAAACTCTTCTACCTCTTTGCTTCCTGTGCCAAAAGTTTTTATCATAACCGCTTCAAGCTCAACAAACTTTTCAAGATATCGGTCCATTGGGCTCAACATAGAATCCATAGCTTCTTTTAATAGGCTCGATTGAATTTGTGTTTGAGTGTTTATACTTCCAAATACACTATTAACATAATCTTGCGTTTTTTTGAACTCAGCTCTCTTGTCCTCTTCGTACTTTAGAAACATTTTGAAAGAATATTCGTCTAACTCTAAAGTTCCAGCTCCTCTTTCTTTTGTTTCCCAAGATGCGGTTTCTTCTTGTGTTTTTTTTCTAATCTCAGCTATCTTCTCTCTTTCCTTTTGCTCTTTTCTCATTGCGGCTATTCTGTCCTCAATAGTAGGAGAGAATTTTTCTAATGCTTCAGTGATCTCATTTTGATTTTCAACTGCACTCTTCAATGCCGTGTTGTATTCACCTTTGATAAATGCCGCAAATTTTTTGTTTTGCTCAAGTGTTTCATCACTTGCTAAACCAATAGAATTCAAGCCTTCTGCTGTGCTAACCATCATAGTAGAAATACTATCAAGTGCTCCATAAGTTATAATTGCAATTCCATTAACAGCCATTTGCGCTGTATTTTCTACGGTTTTATACAGCACATTAAAACCATCTACAGTTCTACTTAATGTTGCGTAGGTAAATTGTGCATAGGCAACTATTTCAGTTTGATTTTCGTCTAAAAAATCTGACAAACCTACTATAGACTCACTAAGATTGCGTGTTGCTCCAGTAGCATCTTCAAAACGCCCAACAAGTGCCATAATAGAATTATCAAACGTAACTCCTGCATCTTCTACAGTAAGTTGAACATTCTTAAACTCTTCATCTATGGCGCTTGCTTGACTTTTTAAAGCATCTATTACAGCAGCAGCAGTAATTTTTCCCTCTGCACCGTATGTACGCAATTGACCTATAGTTATTCCCATCCCAACAGCTATAGCTTCTGCCAATCTTGGAGTTTGTTCTAGTACAGAATTTAGCTCTTCCCCTCGAAGTGTTCCCGAGGCAAAACCCTGACCCAACTGCACAATCGCAGCATCTGCAGCGATCGCGCTTGCTCCAGATATTGCAATAGACTTGGATATGGTTTCTGTGACTTGAAAAAGATCAGTTTGTGATATCTCTAGATCTTTTGTATTCCGAGCGATTCTCGCATAAAGCTGACTCGTTGCAGAGTACTCAGTTCTAGCCTCTTGAGATATAGCAAAAAGTTCTTTTTGTGCAGCGATATATTCACTTGTGTTTGATACAGCAAGTTTGATTTGAGATTGCATTTGCTTCATTGAATCTGCGTTCTCTATGTATTTATTCGTTAGAGAGCTGATGGCTCCAAGTCCACCGACAGCACCTGCGAGCAAAACCATGTTTTTAGTAAGAGATGAAACCGAATCACTATTTGAGCGTGTCTGTCTGTCTAGATTTTGCAGATCGCCCGTAGCTGTTTTGATCTCTCCCGTCTGACTATTAACAGTGATTTTTATCTTAAGCTCTTTACTCACTTTTACTCCCTAGCATAAACTTCCGCACAAACACGCTTTAAAACCCTAAACGTATCGATCTTCTCTAAACCCTCTATACCATCGCAGTAATCTTTTGCGACATCATAATTAACCTCTGCACCAAACCCATTCGACTGCACACTTAAGCGAAAGAGCTGCACTATGTGCATCTCCCACTCATCGCCGAGCTCGACAGTAAAGATCCCGTTATCCTTTCCTACACTCTTAAGGAAAGTAATAACGTTGTTTACTTTTTTTCTTTTGCCTTAATAACAAGATTGCCAATCTCCACAAAGAGATCTCTATAGGACACACCACCCGCATCAAGTGCTTGACGCAATGGCTCTTTATCAGTACCGCTTACAAGCAGATCAAAACGTTTTTCAAAAAGCGTTTCTAAGGTCTCGCTTGAAGAGCTTGCACTTTTGTCATGCTCTTTGATCTTTGCTTGCAAGTCGTAGATCTCTTTATTGAGCTTTTTTTGCTCCCAGAGCAATTTAGCCTTGTCTATAAGATCACTCTCTTTTGTGAGCTGCTTATTGATCTCATACTCTTCACTTAGCTTTGTGAGATTTGCACTCAAGTCATTGCGTTCTTCAAAGAGTTCTGTGTGCGACACAGAGAGAGCCTGCAACTCATCTTTGTCTTGCTTTTTTGGTTCACGCACTACGATATTAAATGTTTTCTCATCGATCTCAATCGCTACTTTATATGTTGTCTTGATCATCTTTTACACCTTTGGAATAAAGTACTCTTTGAAGTACTCGCCGTTGCTCTCTAAAATCTCGCCCTCGAAGCCGATTTTCACATGCTCGCTTGCAAAGTAGTCGCGAATGTCTCCAGACGGTGTGAGCACACACATAGGCACTTCTAGCACAGGGTTGGAAGTTCCTGTAACATTCACGCCGACGATACGCACTTTCCCTTCGATAAGCGGAACAACACCGCCACTAATAACGGGGATGATTGTTTCGACCGTCGCAACCGTACCGTCGGGGAGCGTATCGCCGATAGCAAACGTCTCGCTTGAGAGTGTCCCGAGCATTGCAAGCGCCATGTTCTCTTTAGAGACGTTTTGAGTCGTAAAAGAGATAGAAGCCGAAACCTCTTTAAGCACTTTGTCGACTTTTTTATCAAAGCCCGTGTCGCGGCTCATTGCATCTACATAAGAGGGAGCGATCTTTAGCTTCGCTTCTTTGATCTCACCGATCTCTCTCTCGGTACCGTATGCTCCGTTTGTGTACGGGGTAAAGTAAAGCTTACCGCCCCCTACGTATCTTTCGATATCTGCCATCTTCTAACTCCTTAATTTTCTTTTACAAGCTCGGCTTGTTTGTTTTTTACGAGAGTCGCCGCAGCGCTCTCGCTCACTTGGCATGTCTGCCCCACGGCGACACGCTTGCCGCCATCACCTCGAAGCACCACGAGCGCTTTTACTTTTACGAGTTTTTCAGCCATCTATACATCCCTTCTAAAATCAATCTCGACTCTTATGTTGCACGCCACAAAATAGAGCTGCGTATTCTCAAAAGCTAAAGCCTTTACCTCTTGCCAATCGATCTTGGCATGTTTAAACGAGCGTATGCGAAGATCATCCACTGTGCCCATCACGCCGTTTTCTCTCGTGTAGCTGTTTGCCGCTATGACGATCGTAAAATGGACTTTGTCCTCGACGATACTAAAAGGTTTCGCACCGTCAAAGAGCAAGTAGATGCCGTTTTGCTTAATCTCGGCTCCCGAGGCGACTACGATCGCTTCGGGCACATAGGCTTCTACGATCTCAAAAGCTTCTACATATCCCATTCGCTCCCCCTATCCCCTGCGCTAAAATAGCTTGTGGGTTCCAGCGTCACCGCATCGATCTTCATCTCATCCGCTTTTTTAATGATAAAAAGCATCTGCTTCTCTTCAAACTCACTTAGCTCGGTTTTTAGGTTTAGCTTGAGTCTTATCAGGGCTAGATCCAGCAGCATCGTCTGCGGAATCGGTTTGCTCCCCGTCAGCTCCATCGCTTCCGTTAGACTCTCTAGACACAGCTCCGGCGTCACCTCCGACAGGTTGTAAAGACTCCTCTGCGCTTTGGCTAGGAGCTTGTTCGTCAGTTCCTCCATTTAGCTCTCCTTGTGTTAAAGACTCCTCTGCGCTTTGGCTAGGAGCTTGTTCGTCAGTTCCTCCATTTAGCTCTCCTTGTGTTAAAGACTCCTCTGCGCTTTGGCTAGGAGCCTGCTCTTCGTTTTTCACACCTGCAAGCTTTGCGCGGATTGTATCGATGCTAATATGCGCCATACTACACCGCCGTTCCGCTAAATCTGTAAGCGAGCTGCCATAAGCCGTAACCTGCATTCATAAAACTTTTAGCACCAAAGAGCGCGTGGTCTTTCATAAATTTGTCGTCGTTGCTCGACTCGAAGATGCCGTCTTTTGCTACTTGCAAAATAAACGGCTTAAGCGGTTTGGAGATATCCAGCATGAACCACTCTAAGCCCTCAATCTCAGGTAAGATAAGATACTGCATCATCTTGTATGTCGGGTTGTTTTCACCATTTGCTTTGCGCTCTTTGTCGATCGCTTCGATGACGTTGGCAAGGTTAAGCGGTCCGCAGACGATCATGTTTGGATTAATACGCATCGTTTTACCCTTAGCGTTTTTGATACCGCTCATAAAGGTACGCCCAAGAATGATGTTGTCGGAGTTAAGCACGCCTAGGCTCATGTTTGCGTAAGTGTCCACACCCATAACGTGATTGGCTGCAAAGAAATTTTTGCCGTCATAACAAAGACTTGCGTTTCCGCCTACGAGCACTTCGGCAACCAGCTCACTACCAAACAGCTTAGAATTTTGAGCCATTTGCTCGATAGCAGGTTTGTAAAGACCCACTTTGTCATATTCAATATGGATGTTTGGAACCGTCACGGACGCTTCAAAAAGCTTGTTATCAAGCGCGTAGCCGAAGTCTTGGAGTAGCTGCACATCGCGATCACCGATCCACTCTTTCATGTTCGGGAAGTTACCTAGCCAAACATACTTTTCGCTTAAGTCGTTAGACTTCACCTCGGTTGCAAGCTGCTTCGCTTCGCTGTTTGTGTCGTTAAAAGTCTTTTGGAAGATCGATTTAAAACCGATACTCGTTTCTTCAAATGTTGCCATTATTTACTCTCCTCTTTAGATTTTAAATACTCTTCGTGGCTAAGCCCCAAAAGGTCGGCGACTTTTTTGTCGTTCTCGCTTAGAGTCACTTTTTTCTCGTTCTCTTCAAGATCAACTTTTTTAAAGACAACTTGCATTTTCGAGTTCATCTCTTTGATAGCCGTCGTAAGTACTTCGACCTCATTTTTAAGGTTCTCTTCGACCTTTTTTACGTCATCCGCAACCACCGCAGGCTTTGCATCTTTAAGCGCTTTAATCTCGCCCTTTAAACCGTCTATTTGGTTTTTTAACTCTTGCAACTCTTCCAATTTTTCTTCCTTTGTTTTTTCGTTTAATGCCGTATTTAGCAGGTTCGGGCGATTCACAAGCCCCACACTATCCAAGCCGATTACTTTTCGATTTGTGCCCATGGCATACACGGGGGAGAGATAGCGGTAACGTTTTTTACCTACTAATTCTTCGCCCGTATCGTTAAGCTCCATATTTGCGTAGATGCCATCTTCACGCAGCTCCATGCTTGTTTTGTCAAACCACCCCACAGCAGCTGCCAAAGAGTGGTTCTCGTCAAGCGGGATATCCAGACCGTTTTTAGCAATCGATTCCAAAAGCAAAGCCCCGTCTATTTCAAAACGGCGACCGTCGGCTCCCACTACGCTTCCTATAGGAGAGATTTTTATCTTCTCCTCTTTTTTGTAGTTTAGTTCGAGTATCTGTTTTAGTTTTACGCCATTCAAGCGATCCTCCGTTTTTTTAATTTCCAAGGCTTTTTTTTAACCGTTCGCTGCAATTATGATGCAAAAAAAGAGGCGTTTTATCCATATATGCAGGGATAGAAAAAGCACATCAAAAAGAGTGCGAAAATGTCGTAAATAAAGGAACGGCATGAAAGAGAACACAAAAACAAGAAGCCAAAAGGCGCAAGCAAAGAAACTTTTTTTAGAGGGCAAAGGGGTGAGCTATATCGCTACGGCTCTCTCTATTTCTCGTGCGACCGTGTACGCGTATAAAAAAGCAGATTTTGAAGCGGGCATCGACTGGGATGAACTGGCGTACGCATCTGCTATAGACCCGGAGGGAACACGCCTAAACGAAAAAGAGTTCTTAGCTACCCTCATAAGACAGTTTGAAGCAGCTCTTAAAGAGATAGACACTTTAGAAGACCCCGCACAAAAGCTCACGCTCTTAAACGAGTACGCAAAAAGCTACTACCGTCTCAAAGCCCCCATGAAAAACGACTGTAAAAGTGCGGTGCTTGAAGCGACTTCTAAGACTATCTATACAATAAGCCAGCTCGCCCTAGAAGCCGACGCAAAAGAGACGCTCACCTTCTTGGCGCAAAATTCCGACAAAATCATTGAAAGCGTGTTGCGAAAATGACGGACAAGCTCACCATCGAGGAGCTACGCCTCCATCTTAAAAGCTTAGAAAAACTCGCAGACAAAGAGCGCCCGCAAAGGGTAGCTCGTGCACAAGGCGATTTCCGCTACGCCGTTAAGACTTATTTCCCGCACCACGTAAGCGAGATAGAGCATTCGAAATTCAGACTTGAGTTTTATGAGTATGCAGAGGAGTGGAGCGAAAACCACAACAAGCTGAGCTTTGAAGCTTACAGGGGTGCGGCAAAAACCACGCTAATATCGAGGCTTCACACGCTTTTTAAAACTGCTATCCAAAGAAAAAAGCGACATGCTATCATTATCTCTTCTACGATCGACGTTGCCAAAGAGACGCTTGATTTTATAAAAACAGAACTAGAGGACAACGAAAGGCTTAGAGCCGACTTCGAGATTCGCCAAGGCGACGTTTGGAGTAGCGAAGAGATTATCTTTTATAGCGGGGAGTTGAAGTTTCGCATAAAAGTGTACGGTGCAGGCAAAAAGATCAGGGGTGCCAACTGGCTCGGCTACCGTCCCGATTTGATCGTGTGCGACGACATCGAAAACGACGAGAACGTAGAGAGTAAAGCACAAAGGGAAAAACTTTACAAGTGGTTTATCAAAGCGATCATGAAACTCCCAAGCCGTCAAAGCAGAGACTACAACATTATCGTAGTCGGAACAAAGCTTCATCACGACGGTTTTTTGAGCCGCTTACAACAAAGAAGTGACTTTGTAAGTTTTCGCTATCCGCTTGTCTTAGAGTTCCCATCAAATTTGGATGAACTCGACAAAGAGCAAGTCGGCGACATCGATGTCGTCGACATGCTTTTGGATGACGAGAGCCTCGATAAACTCGAACTGCTAAAAGAGTACCTCGAAGACAAAGACTCTTTTATGTCCGAATTTCAAAACGAACCGCTCTCTAAAGAGGGCACCACCTTTAGCGATTACGCACTGTTCGACGGCATGCCCTCATGCCAAAGCTTCACGATCGGTATCGACCCGGCACTCGGCAAAAGTTCGGGCGACTACTTTGCTATTACGCTTCTTGGTTATGACGGCAAGAAGTTCTATGCAAGCACAAAGATGTACCGCATCAAAGCCACGCTCATGATCGACAAAATCATAGCGCTCTACATCGACACGCTGCGCTACGGCGTACCGATCAAGATCGCTATCGAGACGGTGCAGTTTCAAGAGTTCTTTAAGGACACGCTAGACGATAGAAGCAAGAGCATCGGCTTACACATGCCGATCGTGCCGCTTAAAAACACGGTAAACAAAGAGCTGCGCATCGACGGTATCGCTCCGCTTATAAACAACCACACGATTTTAATCGACAAAAAAAGCCTCATCCTTATCGACGAACTCGACACCTATCCCAAGTCGGCACACGACGACGGGCTTGACTCCATAGAGATGGCATACCGTATCGCGAAGAAGCCCGCATTCGATTACAAAGAAGCACATAAACACATAAAAAACAAAGAAGCGCGAAATAAAGCCCTACAAGCTCTTTTAAGCTCTTAGGTAAGCAAAGGTATTCAAAAATGATTTTGAGAGTTTTTAAATACATTTTAAACGGTAATAACAACGCATCTTCTACGAATGTAGAAAGCTTTAGTGCCTTAGCGGCTAGCATAGATGGAGGAATTACTTCCGACATCGTACAAAGAAATGGAGGGTTCCTTCATTTTGTAAAACAAAATTAAGGATAAGAAGATGGATGTAAAAGAAGTAAGAAGATTGTTAACTCCAAAAGGGGAGTACACAAAAACAGAGCTGGAGAACTACTCCGAGCTAAGTGCAGGGAAGATAAAAGTTGCCATTACGCAAAAGAAGCCCGTCTATACACTGCCGCTCTTTAACCTCATAGAGGACAAAGACACAAGCGTAGGCAGCGAGGTTGAAAAACGCATAGGCTCTATCGAAAACAAGTTCTACACACACAAGGCAGGCGAGGGCTTTGATGCAAGCGTCGAAGAGATCATCAAAGCCGCAGTACATGCCAAGCTCTTTGGCATAAGTGTCGTGGAGCTTTACTTAGACGAGAGCAATAACTTCGCCTTTGAGTTTATCCCCAGAGAGTACTACTACCTCGAGGATGATGTGCTCTACTTCAAAAAGGGAAAAACTAAGTTTAGACCCCAAGAGCCGAAGTTCTACACCATCACCCACAAACCCGTACTGCTTCGTGTGCTTTGGGTGGTCTATGCCAAACACTTCGTGCTTAGTCACTACCTCAAGTTTGCGGAGTTTTTGGGTGTGCCCCCGCTTATCGGTAATGCACACAGTTCAGACGCGGACGTGATCGACGGCATGGCGCAAGCGGTTAAAAATATCAAGAGCGCATCGTATGCCGTTTTAGGTCCCGAAGATATGCTAAAAGTACTAGAGGGCAAAGGGAGCCAAGCAGACTTTTTGGAGTTCGTGCGCTATGTAGATACCGAGATAGCCAAAGTGATCAACGGTGCATCCCTAGGGAGCAATGTAGCCAAAAGCGGCTCTTATGCCCAAAGCCAAAGCCATGAGCAAAACCGTGATGAGATCGTAAAAGCCGACGTCAAGTTCGCCACACGCATCGCCAATAAGCTCTTTGCCAAGATAGGAAAAACGCTCGATCTTAATATTCAGATTGAAAAAGACGTTAACCTACTCCAGCGCGCGCAGACTTTGCAAATCTTAAACAATATAGGTTACAGCATGTCAAATGAGCAGATCGCTTATGAGTTTGACTTACCGTTACCGACGGCTCGTAACACACGCCTAAGCCTCAATGCAAAATCATCCATGCCGCTTGATGCCATAGACGCACACATGGATTCAAAAAGCTTTAACGACTCTCTAAGAGCACAAGAGCAAGAAATTTTAGAGACTATTCAAAACTTAGCCGCGTCGTGCGAAAGCTACGAAGAGGTGTACGACAAACTCCAAGAGCACTACGCCACTATGGAGTTCAAACGTCTTGACGAAGCTATGTTCAAAGCCATAGCGGGCAACCTTATCGTAGGAGCTGTCGATGGAGAATAGAATCGTGCGCATCGAAGTAAAACTTGAGATGATGGAGAAGACCTTAGAGAAAACGGTCAATATTTTAGAAGAGCTCGTAAAAAGCGAAGTGCACAATCAAGAGCTAAACAAGCGACTTGCAAAAGTAGAGAGCTCCCTCAGCCGTCTTAATTGGATGGTAATCACCTCCGTCTTCGGTGCCGTGTTGGCACTTGTTGTAAAGGGCTAAACCATGCCCATAAGTTTCGACTTCACCAAAAGCCCCGACGAATTGGTGGAGTATCTAAAGAGCAAAAAGCTCGAAATCACATTCAACTACGAGGAGATGCTCCATGAAGCACACCAAAAAGCTTTTACCGTTGCAAAAATCACTAAACTTGATCTGCTATCAGATATTCATCTCTCCCTTCAAGAAGCGCTTGCAGAGGGGAAGCCATTTTCACAATGGAAAAATGAGATACAACCCGCACTCGAAAAGAAAGGGTGGTGGGGCGAAGTAGAAGCGATAGACCCGCGAACAGGTGAAGTAAAAGATATCTTTGTCGGCTCACGTCGCCTACGCACCATCTACGACACCAACATGAGAACCGCATACGCCAAAGGTCGCTATGAGGCGCAAATGGATAGTGACGGCGAGTACTTCGGATACTTTGCGACACTAGACGGCGCAACACGTCCGAACCATGCGAAACTTCACGGAACTATTCTGCCAAAAACAGATAAGTTTTGGGACACAAACTACGCCCCGAACGATTACTTTTGTAGATGCAAGATGAGAGTCTATACTAAAGCGGAGCTAGATGCCAGAGGACTTAAGCCTTCTAGCTTTAGACCGCCAAACGTTGCAAGTAAATCTTTTGCTTACAATCCCGGAGACACCTCCTACGCCCTAGAGCAAGCCTACTACTCGAAGATCAACGCATTACGGTGTAAAAGTACGAATGCAAAGACAAAAGAGGTGCTTTGCCCCTTTGTCGACACGGCAAAGGAAGACTATAAAACTAACATGCAGGCGTTGCTGCCAACGAAAAAAAAGTGGGACGGCTTTGTGGATAGGGCTTTAGATACGAGCATAAATCGCCACGAGAAGATGCGACTAGGTCACTTAAGTATGGTTGTAGGTTTAGAAAAGTTCCTTGAGAAAACACCGCCGCAAAGCGATCTTATACTTGCAGATACGGGAAGTATTCGCAATCTAAAAGCAAAGGGCGAAGAGAGTGTCGCAAAGATAAAAAAGACGGGGCAAAAGAACACTTTGACAACCGAAGACATAAAAGAGCTCTTTGGTGTCATACACACACCCGAGGCAGCCTATATGGATGCGCACCTACTTCTTATATACGGCTTATCAAGCAAAGCGAAAGTGGTAATAGGCATAGATGTGGGGGATAAAAAAAGTATCTACAACACGATCCATAGCGGACAACTGTATAAAGCAAAAGATTTAGAAAGATTGTTAGAGGGGAAAGAAAGGATATTTTAGGCAAATAGGCGGGATTCGAACCCGCGACCGAACTTAATCTGTTTTACCGCTAAACCTACTATTTGCCTTTCAAAAATTATACCACAAAACAAGGGAACCGCTCGCATAGCGATGTTTCTTTAGAAAGGATAAACTATGTCCATAGAGATACAAGGTCTAGAGAGCATCCGAAGCAGCTTAAATAAGCTCTCGCAAACACTCTCACCCGCGCAGATGAAAACCACCATGAACACCATAGGAGACATGGTGCAAAATGTAACCGAGGAGAGTTTCGAGAAAGAGCAAAGCCCGTGGGGTGAGAAGTGGGAAAAACTAAAAGATGCGACGATAAAGCACAAGCAGAAAAAAGGAAAAAGTAATAAGAAGTTGCGTTTTGAGGGGGATTTGGCGGACTTCTGGTTGCCACATGCAACCGCTTCAAGCGTCGTGATCGCAAACAATAAAGGGAAAAGCCCAAAAGGCTTTGCATACGGAGCGGTGCACCAGTGGGGCAGTAAAAAAGTACCGGCAAGAAGATTTTTTCCTGTAGATGAGAGCGGGAAGATGGAGAGCGGATTGCAAAAGCAGATAGAGGATTATTTAGATAAGAAGATAGAAGATGCGATGGGATGATACCGCGAAGCACTAACATTTCAAAAACAAAATATTAATATTTTTTTTAGATTGTTTGGGTAGAATTTGACCGTACAAGAAGTTACTCCTTGTCGTTTAGTTAGGCTATGGTGGTAAAATATAGAGGTTCCAAAAGGTGTGGTAGCCTTTGGCTCCAAGTGAAATGTCGTGTTTCAAGCTCAATCACTTTTCAAGTGGTTGGGCTTTTTTTTTGCCTTTT